ATCAGATGCACCATATCCATTTTCATAGTAAGATTTTGGATTTGTATGACCTGTAAAATTTATATCACCATATCCCATTTGAAATGAAAATATTCCACCAGGTTTTAATACTCTATAAATTTCCTCTTTAAGTTTATATCTCAACTCATGTACACATATGTGCTGAAATACAATTGTTGACATAACAAAATCATATTCAGAATCTTTTAAATCAGATAAATCACTTCCACTATTCTTATAGAATTTAGAAGGTTGGGTTTTGTAAGTATCAATACAATAGTTGATATTATCATCACTAACATCTATACCATCCACTCTTTCAAAGTTTGCCAATGATAGCATATTTGTTACATTTCTTCCTTTACCACATCCAAAATCCAATGCGGTTTTTCCTCTCCATATTTCGGGATTGGATTTTATATCTTTGAGTAATAAATCCCAATATAATGGGTTATCATTGTGTTCCAAATGATTATTAGTACCATATTTGTAAACATTGTTAAGCATGTTAACATAGTTGGATAATTGATTGGTTTCTGCGTAGTGTATTGGCATATTTTTATTTTTTAAAATTTTCTAAGTAATATTTTAAATCTTCTGGTGTCCCTAATCCCCACATTTTTTCAATATTGAATGTTTTGATTTTCTTACCATCAGCAATTGCTTCGTTAAAAGTTGGGCAAGTATAGAATTCATTATTTGTTCTGATATTCTTACTAATCATTTGTTCTGCATATTTTACATAATCAGAACCTTTAGCCCAATAGTAAACACCAACAGTTGCAATATCCGAAATTGGGTTCTTCTCCGCAACTTCCGTTACATAACCATATTCATCCACTTTAGCGAATGACCATTTTGGATGTGTTGCTGTAAATGTTAAGATACCACCATCAACTTTTTGTTCAATCATTTTGTACATAAACTCATTTGAATCCCATTCTACGAATTGGTCAGAGTTTGCCATAACTAATGGTGCATCATTATCGATGTGTTCTTTTGCTAATAGGGTTGTACAAGCGGCTCCTTCGGTTAAACCATCAACTTCCACAATTTTACAATTAGGAGTTATTAAGTTTAATAGAGTATCTAAGTTATACTTCTCTCTATGTTCTTTTTGAACTACATAAATGTATGTAGCTTCTATGTTTAGATTATCAACAACAACCTGAATCATTGGTTTATTTTCAACATCGATTAAGGGTTTTGGAAATGTATAACCAGCTTGTTGGAATCTACTTCCAGCTCCTGCCATTGGTATTAATACATTTAACTTACCACCTTGCCATTTTGGAATACTCATATGTTTGTTTGTTTCCTCTAATTTACGAATAATTTTTGATAATACCAAATCTTTTGGAGAATCTACTCTCAAAACATTTGCTCTACTTCTACTTGCTGCCAATAACCCATGTGGAGAATCTTCTACTATAAGAGTTTCTTCCGGCAACACTCCCATCATACTCATTGTTTTCCAATACATTTCAGGATGTGGTTTAGAGTTCTTTACATCCTCATTAGAGATGATTAAGTCCATATACTCAATTATACCTATCTTTGCCAACATAACCAACACAGACCTTCTAATTGAGTTTGAGGCACATGCTAACTTATAACCTCTATTACGAAGTTCTTTAAATAATTCAATCTTCTCTAAATCTGGTTGTAATTCGGATATAGCTTCAATTGTAAGTTGTTGCTTTCTATTCCAAACTGTTTGATATGTGTTTGGATGTAATCCTTTGTTTTGAGTAAGTAATTCTAACTTTTGATTAGTTTTCAATCCATCATAGATTGATAAATGCTCAGCTTCTGAAATAACATATTTGTTACTTTGTCCGATTTCCCACAGAGCTGTATTTAAAGTATCAAAATGTATTTGTTTAGCTTCTACTAATACCCCATCTAAATCAAATATTATCAATTTCGCCATAGTAACTATTTTGTTTTTCTTGTCTATCTATATTTTTGATATGCCTAATACAATATACTTCATCTATTGGTAAATTAGTATATGTTTCAATTCCTTTGATTTGTTCATGTACTTTACTTTCCCAAAATAGCTTTTTATCATTTTTGTAAATACGAGTTTGGAAATCAGGAAAATTAATATATCCTTTTTCATCTTGCTTCCAGCCCCATTTCTGAATATGTTCTTCAGTTATTCCATTTACTATATTGATACGAGGTACTAATATTAAATCAGTATCATTAGTATCCAATATCTCTTCTAAATTATGAATAAAATTAACATCCAAGTGTTCATCTGCATCCAATTGGAATATCCACTCACCTTTACAATATGAGTTAAGAAAGTTTTTCCAAGCAGCAAAGTCGTGATTAAATTCAGATTCAATTAAAGTAATCTTATCTGCGCTTGCTTGTACTTCTAAATATTCGATTAATTCCGGCGATGCCTTTGGTGTATCTAATAATACAACGATTTCTGAATTTTCTCCTTTGTAATTCCAAAGTTGAGTAAGTAAAGTTATCGTTTCTTCAAATTCATTACAAACTGTAATTGCGTAACTTAATTTCATGTAACCTATTTATTTTTTAATTGGGATGATTCATCTAATCCTGTAACATTTTTGTTAGTAGGAGTTAATGAATTTATATCCATATCTAATTCTATAATTTTTCCTAATCCACTTAATTTATAAGTTCTATATGCATCATTTGTAATTATTGGAACTTTCATAACCACTTTTTCATAAAAAGCTTTTGCTCCCCCTTTCATTTGTAATTTTTCAGTTTCTTCGTTTACAAATTTACCAAAAAATCTTTTTATCAATTCAGGATTTACATTCGATACTTTAACCGCATGTACTACATCTTTTGTTTTTGAAACAAACAATGTATAAATTATAGGAGCTGTTGTTTCTGTATAATTACCTTTAGTACCATCCACATATTCATATTGCTTTATAAGATAAAATTTAGCCCTAACCATTTGGTTCGGGCTAATTTGATTTCTACTATCAACAAATCTACGATATAGTGGATTGTATGTTTGCATTACTTTTCTACCATTTTTAATTTAGGTAACTTCATTGGTTGAAGTTTTGGTTTCTTATTATAAATACCATATTGAGTTAAAATGGTATCAAATAATTGAGTCATTTTTGTTAAACCAAAGTTTTGTTTATTCTGCTTAGCCAATTGAAATGCTTCAATTTTATACTTATCATAATTCTTATAAACATCTTTAATTTTAGGTAATGCCTTTGATACATTTACATTAAACCACTTAGATTCTTTTAATAAGAAATCATCTGCTGCTGATTCATGTACTTCTTTTAATTCACCTTCTAATAAAACTGCTCCATCTTTTAAGAAATCTATATGTCCACTCCAATTAGATACAATCACCGGCTTACCTGTTAAACTAAATTCTAAAAGAGGTCTACCAAATCCTTCTCCTTTTGTAAAGTTTAACATTGCTTTTACTTTTGGATGTTCGTATAATCCATTCATTTCTGTTTGGGTTAAATCACCATGTAAAAGATAAACAGGAACTTTTTTGTAATCAGAACCTAATACTGCTCTAATCTTTCTAATCATATCTTCTCTATCTCTAATAGAGAATCCAGCTGAAGATGTTTTAAGAACTAATGCTGGCTTTACTTTTTCGTTTTTGAATGCCATTGCGAATGTTTTAATCATCATTCCCACATTCTTTCTATCTTCGCCCAACTCGCCTCTTAACCAATGTCCTACAAATAAAAATGCGAAGTCTTCTTTGATTGAATCCAATTCTGAAATATGTGCTACTGTTTCAGTTCCGAAATCGTTTTCATCAAATCCTTCAAAAAGAACTTCAACCGGCTTTTCGATTTTGATTTGTCTAATTATTTGATTGGTGTTTCTATCCGTTTCATTGTAAACAGTTCCAACCAAACTTAATCTAGCATGCTCCGATGGAGTAATGATTAAATCCATTCTATTACATCCTTCAATCCAATTCATAGCACATGCAGTTGTTTCAATTGCGGCTGTAATACCTACATTGTAATAACCTAATGGTTGGAATTCATTTGGAACTGTAACTTGCATATACACATCTGGCTTCTCTTCAATTTTTCCAATCATATTATCAAGAATCCATTTATGAAATTGATTATCATAATTAAGTGCATCCATTGGAGTTTGTCCCCAACGAGTACTAAGTACTTTGATATCAAATTTATCTAATTTATATAGAGATTGTAATAAATCTCTTGCATGGTCGCCATATCCACTTCTCGTTGCTACCGGCGCCTGAAATACTAATGTTGGTTTGCTCATACTATAACTCTATTAATTTAAATCTTTGTTTTGGTTTCCAATTTGTAAATGCCCCTTCCATACCTTCAACTAATGTATCACACATTGCTTCTCTACTCAATTTGCCTTCTCCCATAAAATGTTTTCTACCTTGCAATGCAGCTTTTGTTCTTTCTTCTTTACCCATCTTATACCAATCCATAATCAATGGGGCTACATCTTCAAAATCAACTCTATCATCGAAGATATATGGAGTAGGAACTGAACCCGTTGTTGAACGAACTGGCCAAATTGGTTTAACCCAATCTCCCCAAATTACACCTGCTTTTTTATGCTTATCATGCAATGAACCGATTTCCACATAATCTTCTGCGGTTAATAGTTTACCACTAGCGATATCCCTAAATCCACATTGGTCTTGCAACCCACCTGTTACGGTTACGATGATGGGAGTTCCAGCCATTACCGATTCAGCAGTTGCTAATCCAAATCCTTCGTTAGATGCAATGTTGATTGTTACATCAGCCATATTATATAACCAATTTAATTGTTCTTCTGAATAACGATTGTTTGCAAATATTACATTTGTTTCAGGTAAACAACAATGTTCAATAGTAGTTGGTAAATCAGTACCATGCTCTTGTACGGGTTCGGTATGCATTAATAAACATACACTATCTCTTTTTTCTTCAGGCAATGCTTCTACAAATTTGTTAAATGCTAAAATAACATCAACAGGTTGCTTTCTTCTGATATTACGATTATTCCAGTAAAGAATAAACTCATATTCCTTATCACCTAAAATACTTTTCTTAAAATCTTCAGGAACATCAATTGGTTTGTATAATTCTGAATTAATACCATGTGGTACATAACTCACTTGCCAATCTGCTGGCTTAGTCCAATGTTTTTCTTTATTCCAACCATATACTCTTTTGGTAATACCATAAGTTTGTTTAGAAATGCATCCAATCCAATCACAACTTTCGTAGTAATCTCTATTGTATTTAGGGTCTGGTAAATCATCCCAAATGTGATAAAAGAATAAAGGAGTAGTTTGTCTGATTTCATGTTCCATATCATACAACCAAATCCAATAACGAGGGTCAGTAAAGTGTAGAATTGCATCTGGTCTTTCAATCATTAATAATTGTCTGATAACATCGGCGTTACCATACCCATCAAATGGATAGATTTTTACATTTGCATCTGCTACACCTGTTCTAGCTCTTACATCTTCATTTAAATCAAATACTTTACCCGCTTCAGGGTGTTTGATTGCTGCTCCTAATTGTACCCAATCGTATTTATCGACTGTTCCTAATACTAATTGTTTGGAAACATTAGCGATACCACTCGCCATTCGTAAATCATCGGAAAGTAACAGAATTTTCTTTTTTGCCATAACTTTTTTTGTTTCTTAAAATTGTGAACCACTAACTTGTAATTCTTTGTGGTCGTTCACTTGTGCTCTAAATTTTTCGTTTTTTACATAAAGGTCTAAAGTTCTATTAACGAGCTTTTGAAAATTGATACCACCTTTAATTGTAGCCATTTTAAAATCCTCATCATATAATTCCTTTAGAACCTTAACCGTAGTTAATTTTAGGTTTGCCATTGTTTTGTAGATTTATATATAAATATATATATATAAATTTATTTTCCATCACAATGTGTTCCAAAAAATTCACACCATCCACATAATTTAGATGGTTTTTTTGGAAATTCAATATCAGTTCTATATTTCCCTTCAGAATCAAATACACTTTCTACAAATTCACTAAACCCTTTCCAAGCTTTATTAATGGATGGTTTACCGCTTGCCGGTACATGTCTACTAATACGAGGTATTGTAAAATCTTCTACTTCCGCAACTTTGCGTTTTAATATAATAAATTCAACATCGATTATATCAGGAGATATTCCAATCAACTCAGCGTAAAACTTTTTATATAGTAAGATTTGTGAATTTTTAATAGGGTCTGATTTTTGATATTTGCTCCAACCCTTTGTAGATGTTTTGAAATCGGTAATACGATATCTACCCGTCTTTTTGCTTTTAACAATGAAGTCAATAAATCCTAAAAAGTTTACATTTTCTAAAATTTTAGTATTGATTGGTTGCTCAATTGCAACTAACTCATCATCTTTTAACGAAAAAAAGTTATTAAAGTTTTTAGATTTCTGAAAGTAATCCAAAATTAGATACCCATCTTCTAAAAACTCTACTAACTCTTCTTTGGAACAAATTGGGTCGGCCCCATCTTTTGATTCCTTAATAAAGAACTCTCTCATTTTTTCTTTGAGAAATTCTTTTGTATCCATATTCTTATCAGCTTGTGATTTAGAGATGCGAAGGCATCTACTTAAATACTCTTGCAATGTTTCGTGCATTGCTGAACCAAATACTGAATGTGATAATCCATCTATATAACTTAGTTTATATTGTTGTGGGCAACTGCTCCACATACTATATTGGGAAAATGATACTCTAGCCATATAACAAATATACGAAATTTATTTGAATAAACCAAAGAATTATATCTTTAATTTAAGTTTCGTAATTTGTTTTTTCTCTATACCATATTTTTCACAAATGTATTTAATATTCTCTCTACCTTCTCTAGTAGAATAAAGAATTTCTAAATATTCATTTGCTTGATTCTCCGAGCAAAGGTATTCATTTTTTATAAGGGTAACGACAAACTCTTCATACTTTTCAGCAGATTTTCCCTTCATATATTTTAAAAAATACCTACCTTTTGGAATAACATTAATGTACAACTTATACATATCCTTTGGCTCAAGTGATTGAGTCAAAGGTAGTATAGATGCAATAAGTTCAACCCACTCCGGATTCATAGATAGGAATCTATTAATCATAAAGTTACTCCATGTCTTTCTATCCTCTTCCGATAGTTTTTCAAAGTACTTTGGGTCTTGCTCGTTTGTTATAGCCTTAATGTGGTCAAATAATGATTTACCTGCCATGTTATTCGATTACTTTTTTATCTTTCAATTCATCGGGCATTAATTCCTGTAATGGTTTACCACATTGGGTACATAAGAATACTTCAATGGGAATGATTGAATCTTTAGCTTCGCCAGTAATTAAACGAGAAACCTTTTTGAATCTCATACCTGGCATAAAGATTAGATTACCACATTCACAAGGAATATCTCTCGTATCATTTAAACTAAAGTTTGGCATTGGGGGTTGTTGTCCGTTTTGCATTTTGTTTATTTTATAGTGTTTATAATTTGTATCAATAGAGATGCGAAAACAATTTCTTTATCTACTACTAATGAATCTTTGTATTGAGATTCCGAAATTGCTAATATAACATTAGCTGTATTTCCACCTGCATACTCATCAACTTTATCATAAAGGTATGTGTACATTTCGGTATAATCATTCATCTGATTATCTAATACCATTTGTCTGGTTTTTAGATATAGATTTCGTTTATCATCACTACCTTTAAGTGCCTCAACTAATTTTGTTTTGAAATCAGATTCAACCATAATAGCTTTATCTACTTTCAATTCTCCTTTAGCCGATTGTAATTGGCAAGTGTTTAAGATTCTACGAATATCTGGATAATATGAGCTTACAATATCAGCTACATTCTTAATATCGTATGTAATCTTTTCTACATCTAAAATCTTACTAACCTGAACTGCTACATCCTTTTTGGTTGGAGGTGTAATAGCAAACGATTGACATCTACTTTGAATCGGGTCAATAATTTTCTCAATGTAATTACAAGTCAAAATGAATCTACAATGTTTGGAGAATGTTTCCATTAAGTTACGAAGGATTGCTTGTGCGTTTGGAGTCATATAATCAAACTCATCTAAAATCACAACCTTAAATCCTGCGAACCCAACCGATGATGCGAAGTTCTTTACTTTGTTACGAACGGTATCCACATTGTTTTCATCCGATGCGTTGATAATCATATGGTCACATTTGATTGTGTTTACGATTAACTTTGCTAATGTAGTTTTACCAGTTCCTGCCTTACCATACAACAATAAATGTGGGATATCATTGTTATCCAAATATTGTTGAATAGTTTCTTTGATGGTTTCATTACCAACATAGTCAGCAAGAGTTTGTGGGCGGTATTTCTCCACCCACAAGCTATGCTCTTTTTTATTAATGTTATTTGCGAAAAAGCTCATATTAATTTTTTACGAATACACCATTTACGGTCTTACCAGTACGGTCTTTAATTTCATTCCAAGCGGCTTCTAAACATTCATTAGGAGTTAATCCCAATTGTTTAGCCAAAATGATAAGTGTTACAAATGCATCACCAATACCATCTTTGATTTCATCATCCTTAGATTTTAATAATGCTCCAGCTGTTTCACCAACTTCCTCCAAAACTTTTAACATTTGTTTTGGTGCATTTTCTTTCTTTAGAATATCCTTATCTGCTGCCCAACCAACTACATTTTCAATTAACTTATCAAATGAAGCATCAT